TACAAGAAGGAACATGGACGATGAAAAGACTGAAGAGATTGATGGTCTTGATACTACAATTGACTGGAAGAATACTGCTGACAATAGTTATGACGGTGAAAAATTACTCTTACTAGTTCATGACGAATCTGGAAAATGGGAGAAGCCTGAAAACATATTAAACAATTGGCGTGTAACAAAGACCTGTCTTAGATTGGGATCAAAGATTGTTGGTAAGTGCATGATGGGATCAACGTCAAATGCCTTATCAAAGGGCGGTGATAACTTTAAGAAACTATTTAACGATAGTAACCCTGCATCACGATCTGCCAATGGTCAGACTAAGCAGGGATTGTATTCTTTATTTATACCAATGGAATGGAATATTGAGGGATACATTGATAGGTATGGATGGCCAGTTTTTGAAGATCCAAAAACACCAGTTATTGGAATAGACGGAGAAAAAATAACCAACGGTGTTATTACTTGGTGGACAAACGAGGTTACTGCATTGAAGTCTGATGCTGACGCACTAAATGAATTTTATCGACAGTTTCCAAGGACTGAGTCTCATGCATTTAGGGATGAGTCAAAGCAGTCATTGTTTAACTTGACAAAGATATACCAGCAGATTGACTATAACGACTCATTAATTAAGGATAGGGTCTTAACTAGGGGTTACTTTCACTGGAAGGACGGTAAGCCAGACACAACTGTTGTATGGACCCCAGATCAGAAGGGTAGATTTCTTGTGTCATGGATACCAGAGCAAAACAAAAGAAACAACGTAATAGACAGGAAGGGATTAAAGTATCCTGGAAATGAAAATATTGGATCGTTTGGGTGTGACCCGTATGACATATCTGGTGTTGTAGGTGGTGGTGGATCGAATGGTGCTCTTCATGGAATGACTAAGTTTCACATGGAAAATGCACCAACAAATGAATTTTTTTTAGAGTATATAGCACGGCCTCAGACAGCTGAGATATTCTTTGAGGATGTTCTTATGGCCTGTGTATTTTATGGTATGCCGATACTAATTGAGAACAATAAGCAACGACTACTGTATCACTTTAAAAATAGAGGGTACAGACCATTCTCAATTAATCGCCCAGACAAACACTACAGCAAGCTCTCTAAGACAGAGATAGAGCTCGGTGGTATACCTAACTCATCTGAGGATGTAAAACAAGCCCATGCGGCAGCTATTGGCTCTTACATTGAAGAATACGTGGGCATGGATCTTGAGGGAACATACCGTGACCAAGATTCTATGGGGTCTATGTATTTTACAAAAACCCTTGAAGATTGGGCTAGGTTTGATATAAACAACAGGACAAAGCACGATGCCTCAATTAGCTCTGGTCTTGCAATTATGTCTACAAAAAAGTACATCGTTAACCAAGAGAAAACAAATACAAAAATAAGTATTAAATTTGCAAGATACGATAACACAGGCAACCGAAGCGAAATAAAAAAATAATGGATAAACCATCAGTCTTAATACAACAAAGATCATTCCCCAACCAGAACGCAACAGATGAAGAAAAAGCAACAATTGAATATGGCTTAAAGGTATCAAAGGCAATTGAGGGGGAGTGGTTTAAAAAAAATACAAATAGTTGTAGGTTCTACAATCAGTGGGGTAATTACCATACACTTAGATTATACGCTAGGGGTGAGCAGCCAACTCAAAAATATAAGAACGAGCTATCAATTAATGGTGACATGTCTCACTTAAATCTTGATTGGACTCCAATACCTATAATTCCAAAGTTTGTTGATATTGTTGTTAACGGAATGTCTGACAGATTGTTTACGGTAAAAGCTGAGGCTCAAGACGTTATGTCTGCTGAACAAAAGAATATGTTTCAGGACATGGTAGAGTCAGACATGATCGCAAAAGACTTCCTTAATCTAACTAAGTCTGAATTTGGAGTTGATGCATTTAATGTTGACCCAAATGAATTACCAGAAAACGATGAGGAATTATCGTTGTACATGCAACTTAAGTATAAACCTAGCATTGAAATTGCGGAAGAAATAGCAATAGACACTGTACTTAAGATGAATGAGTATTCAGAAACAAGGACCCTAATCGATTACGATATGACTACAATCGGTATTGGCGTAGCAAAGCATTCATTTTTGATTAATGATGGTGTAAACATTGAGTATGTAGACCCTGCTAACTGGATACACAGCTATACTGAAAAGCCTGATTTTTCTGACTGTTATTATTTCGGAGAGGTAAAGATGGTTCACTATACTGAACTAAGAAAGATCAATCCAAACTTAACAGATGAAGAATTAACTGAGATAAGAAACGCTAGTTCTGCTTGGTATGATTATTTTCCAATAATAAAAACGTATCAGGACGATGCTTTTTTAAATGAAGTAGTAACACTTCTTTATGTTAACTACAAGACAGACATGAAGTTTGTTTGGAAGAAAAAAATATTAGAGAACGGTGGCGAAAAGGTAATAAGAAAAGATTCATCATTTAATCCTCCAGTTGAGGAAGGAATGATGTACGAGAAGATAGAGTCTGTTAAGGATGTATGGTACGATGGTATATTAGTTGGTGGATCTAACAAGATGATAAAGTGGGAGATGATGAAAAACATGGTCCGACCAAAGTCAGCTTCACAGAACGCTATGCCTAATTATATTGCATACGCACCTAGAATGTATAAGGGTAATGTTGAGTCTCTTGTTAAGAGAATGATACCGTTTGCCGATCAGATACAACTAACGCACCTTAAGCTACAACAAGTAATGTCTAGAATTGTTCCAGATGGAGTATTTATTGACGCTGACGGAATAAATGAAGTTGACTTGGGTACAGGTGCAGCATACAATCCTGAAGATGCATTAAAGATGTACTTCCAGACTGGTAGTGTGATAGGAAGAAGTTATACTCAGGATGGTGATTTTAATAATGCTAGAATTCCTATTCAGGAGTTAAATACAAATAGTGGTCAGTCTAAGATAGCTGCACTTATTGGTAACTACAATCATAACTTAAGCATGATTCGTGACGTTACTGGAATAAATGAGGCCAGAGATGGATCGACACCTGATCCAGATGCACTAGTTGGAATACAGAAGATGGCTGCACTAAGCTCCAATACAGCAACAAGGCACATACTAGAGGCTGGTCTATCTATAACAAAAAGATTGGCAACTTGTATATCATTAAGAATTGGTGACATACTTGAGTACTCTGATTTTGCAGAAGAATTTTCAATGCAGATTGGTAAATACAACGTATCAATGCTTAATGATATTAAAGACTTGTACTTACATGACTTTGGTATATTTATGGAGATTTCTCCAGACGAAGAGCAAAAACAAAAACTAGAAAATAATATTCAAGTTGCACTACAGCAGCAAACAATTGACTTAGAAGATGCTATTGACATTAGAATGATCAATAACATGAAGCTAGCAAATGAGATGCTTAAGGTAAAGCGTAGAAAAAGAATGGAGCAGCAGCAAAATCAAAAGCAACAAGAGATGCAGATGCAAGGCCAGATGAACATGCAGTCACAACAAGCGGCAGCAGAGCAGAAGGCACAGTTATTCCAGCTTGAGGCTCAGGCTAAAATGCAGATAAAAGAAGCTGAAGCAAGCTATACTATAAAAACAATGCAAGCTGAAGTTGAAGCAAAGAGATCCTTGATGGAGCTAGAATTTCAGTACAACATGCAATTAAAAGGTGTTGAGGTAGACGGAATGTTAACAAGAGATAAAGACAAAGAGAAGGCTAAGGATAAAAGAATTGACCTTCAGGCTACTAGACAGTCTGACTTGATTAATCAAAGAAAAAATAACTTGCCGCCAATGAACTTTGAAAGCACTGAAGATTCGTTAGATGGATTTGATTTAGAATCTTTTAATCCTAGATAACAATGAATAAAAGAACAACAAAAAAAACAACGGATGATCCTATTAACGTGACCCCATCTTTAATGGGTTCATATAGTGGGAGTAATCAGGATTTTGGTAGTGTCGGATTAGGTGTTGGAAATAGAATGTTTAATGTAAATGCAAGCAAGTCTTTTTATAGAGGTGGCATGGGGTCAAATTATGATGCGTCAATTAATATACCATTTAAAAAAAGTACGCTTACGATTGGAGGAAACATAAATACTTACAATACGGGCTCTTTTAATTATGGGGTAAACGTTGGTGCAACTATCCCAATAACCTTAAAAACAAAGAAGAAAAAAAAATTGTAACTTTGTAAAATATTAAATTAAATAAAATGGAAGGTGAATTTAAAGTAAGAGCTGTTGAGTTTGAAGAAAAGTCAGCAGTTGAGATTGAAGAAAAATTGCTTAAGGAACACGAAGAGAAATTAAACCCTACAAGTGAACCACAAGAGCAAGTAAATATTGCAGAAGTTCCTGAGGCAGATATTGATGAAAATAAAATCATATCTTACTTAGGAAAAAGATACAACAAGGAGATATCATCTCTTGATGATATATGGGAACAGAGACAGGTAAATGAAGAACTACCTGAAGATGTTTCAGCATTCTTGAAGTATAAAAAAGAAACAGGTCGAGGGATAAATGATTTTATGAATCTTAGTAAAGATTATAATTCAATGGACCAAGACTCTTTGCTTTTTGATTTTTATCAAGAACAAAACAAGGAGCTAGACTCTGATGATGTTCGTTGGGAGATTCAAAATAAGTTCTCTTTTGATGAGGACTTTGATGATGAAAAAGACATAAAAAGAAAACAAGTAGCAAAGAAAAAAGAGCTTGCCAAAGCTAAAGAGTATTTTAACAACTTAAAAGAACAGTACAAAGTGCCACTTGAGTCAGGTGATTCTTTTGTTCCACAAGAAGAAAAAGATGCTTATAAAGCTTACAAGGAATATAGAGAAACCACAACTGCAAGCGAGCAGGATCAGGAGCGTAGATCTAAGTATTTT